AATAAACGAATCCCTTTACTGCTTTGCAAACATCATTCGGATATTTTAAAACAATACATTTAATTTTAAAATCAGCTAGTTGTTTACGATCTATCAACTCTTTCGTAGAGATAACTTTAAATGTAGGACCAAACAATCCTTCTAGAACTAATTTATTTATTTTACTATCGTCAAGTGTTCCTGTTGTACCAATGCGCACATCACAGTTTATAAGTTTCGTCATAATTGCGGTTAGTGATCGCGCTTTAAAGGTGTGTGCCTCATCGCCAATTACAAAATCAAATTGAGAAAAGTATTTCTTTGGCATATCATAGATCGACTGCCAAGTAGAAATAATTAAATCGCTATTCGGAATTTTACTCTCGCCGCCATAAATTTTTTGACAATACTTTTCAGCATCCCAACCATTATTGACAGAGTACGATTTAAAATCTGAGTGCATCTGAGTAACAAGATTAATTGTGGGGACGATTAACAATCCTCGCTTTTTACCATTGTTTAATAGATGACGAATCATCATGTAAATAATAAGCGACTTTCCACTTGCAGTGGGCGACAATAGCACAGTTCGTTTTTTCGTAAGACCTACGCTCGACGCAAGATACTGATAGTCTCTTGGCTCTATAGTAAGCGACAATGCGCTTGCGAAATTTTTTGTATCGATTGGATAAACTGTCTCTTCTTCGTCAGTAATCTCAAGAGTGTAATTATTGTTTTTGCAAAATGTTTTTACATATCCAACTAAACCTGCATACAATTGTTTAGTTTTTAAATTTAATAAACGAATCTTACCATCCCAGTGACGATTACGAAACGCTGGACTAAACTGATACCCAGGAGTTGAGAACGTAAAAAATTCTGACATCTCCTGCAAAATACCGTCTTCGGCATTTATCTGAATGTATATATTGTTTACATGTTGAATCTGTACATCACACATCAACGCGAACCCTGTATAAACTTTTCCCAGTCCATAAATGCGCGCAGTTGATATGTTCTTGCATTAAGTTCTTTCATCACATTTTCACAATACTTGGCTGTTTCTTCATGATAAGATTTTTTACGTTTAATTTTATTTAAATCATCATCACCATCAATATAAACGCTAATATCTGACTTGAGAACAAATCTAAATGGTTCCCATCCTAATTTTTGTAAATCATCTTTATCTAACTTACCAGTGTAATACTCCCACTTGAGTTTTTTAATCTTATCAAACTCAAGAGCGCATTTACGTGCTGATAAGGTATGCAGCGACAAGTATTTGTTATACTTGTTATGCAATATTGGAATACGAAGAATTTCTTTACCTGGTTCAGTGGAATCGACATTGCTGTCTTTTTCCCATTGACGCATTATTTCATCAAGTGGTGGTGTTTCCATAAATTATCATACAAAGTTATAGAACACATAATATACTATATTTTTAGATTAATAGCAAATCATAACAATAGTTTGACTATTTTGATATGATTCGATATAATAGACTATGTCGAATATGAATGTACTATTTTATATTCTTTCATAGTTAAAGTATGAAAATCTAAACGTAGCATCAGCAGTTATGATGTTTTCAGCACTATCGCCAGCAGAAAAAGAAAGCGATCCTACGTTTGTAGGAAACACATCAACAAATTTAACTCTAAAATTTGGATTGTTTTTATTTGTAAAGATTGTTAATATCGCATCAGTGTAGACTGGTGGTCGTACGCTTGCAGCGCGAATATTCGCGCCTGGATTTGTTCTTGCGAGATTTACATATTCTTCAAATTTTGTAGGGAAAGTTGCACCACGAATCCAATCATGAAGTTCGGTCCACGCTCGTAAATCTTCATCAACTAAAAAAGTAATGTTAAACGTATCATAAATTGCCTTTTCTCCTGGTAGATATAGTTCTACGAATGGAGTTGGCATTGGAATTTCAGTTAATGAGATTCCTGGTAAATTTGCACTATTACAGAAATATGTAACACCTGGTAATCTTGAAAAAGTTACACGAAATTTAGTGCTTTGTAATAAATCTGTATTGATTGGATTTCGATTTAATACTGTCATTTAAAATCCTCGAACGATACAAATATTTAGTGAATAAAAAAGGGGGAGCATTTCTGCTCCCCCCAGTTCACTTTGCCTTATTATTATTATAAGATTGGCAAACTATTATTGATTGATGTTCAACACTTGGAACTTGCGATAGTAGACGTTTGTATTCGTCGTAAGCGCACCTGCCAATGCTGCAGAACTTCCATCCGCGAATGGATTTGAGACCATGCCGTAGCGAGTCTTGAATCCAACCTTCGGTTGATAGTTATCTGGATCAATTGCACGCACCATCTGCAACGGAACGTATGGGCAGTAGAACAAGCCAGCGTCATATGGCGACGATCCCTTGTATCCAACTACGACATAATCAGATCCTGTCACAGAGAATGGATCAACATAAACTTTGATGCGTCCGAACAGTGTACCCGCGAAGGTATTACCTGTATCGTCGACAGCTAAGTTCGTGTTGTTCGACAGTGCCGAATTGTAATCGAGCAGACCAGTCATTGCGAGAGCTGATGCAACATCCGTCGAGAGGATAAGCATGTTGCCCTTGCCGCGACGAGTATCTTTTGCAATCTTATTGCTTGCGCGTTCGATTGCGAATAAGAGGCTCTTATACTTCTCAACCTGCCAGCGACCTGACGTATCACTGTTGCTAGATAAGTTGAAAGTTGCAGAAGATGCACCAACAACACCTACCACACCTGTCGCGTAGACTGTACGAACAACTTCACGATTGATTTCAGCAAGGATTTCTGTCGAGAGGATATTTGTAAGTTCCGTCTCAGCGTCAAGACCATGAATTGCCTTGAGATCCTGTGCTAATTCCATCGTGTAAGATGCTTGCAGACCACGTGTCTTAGCAGTGACAGACACACGCTCAATCGAGAACGCCATGTTTGCCATGTTAAGTGTTTCAGCAGTTGCTGTGCTCAGACCTGTACCAGTGTTTGCTGTTGTCATTGCAGCAACATTTTGGCTGAGCGACACGATTGCGTTGGCAACTGTACCGTTTCCATTTGTTCCTGCGAACACTGTGTTTGCTTCGTCATAAAATGCTTCCGCGCCATTCGGTGCCGAATAACGTGTGCGCATCGCAAAGATAAGTCCTGTCGGACCTGTCATTGGCTGCACGCCACAGATATCATAAGCCATAAGGTTTGGAAGAGCGCGACGCACCAATCCGATCAGAATTGGGTCGAAGCCTTGAAGATTGCCTGAAGATGGCGATGTTGGAGCAACGTTGACTGGTGTTGCTTCAAACAAACGACCCATATTTGCGGCTTCTTCTTGAATGGCTCGCTCTTGGTTCTCGAGAACTAGGGCAGTAACAGCGCGTCTGTATGGATCGCTGATCTTTGGGAGTTCTGGGTGATCAAGAACAGGAGCCCACTTCTTTGCATGTGTTTCATTTAAATACATGTTAGATTTCTCCGTTCAAGTTAAAAATATCACTTTGGTAGTGATTTCGAGATTGCTTTAACATAACGATCCATATATGCAGGTGTTGCTACTTCGGGTTGTTCTGTTGACGTCTCATCAGACACCTTTACCTCACTCACAATTTTCTTTGTTGGGAAGTAGTTCTCGCGAATAACTGCGAGTTTATTATTAAAATCACCCTCTGTGGTGAACTCCACGCTCTCTGCGAGCGATTTCATTTTGCTGACTTGTACTTCGGTTAGACCTTCACAAATCTTGCGAATTGCTTCGTTTTTCTTTGCTTCGTTAAGTTCTTTCGAGAGAGCAGCGAATTGCTCTTCACGAGCAGCTGTTGCTTCTTCCATCTCAACGACTTTAGCAGCAAGTGTTTCAGCTACTTCGAGCTTCTCTTCTGGAAGATCGATATAGTGTTCCGCGAAGAGATTCTTTAAACCGTTGATAAATTCATCGGTCAACTCTGAGCGTAATCCTGATTCAATTGCTACTTGATTGTTTTCCATCCATTGCTCAACAACATAGTTAAGATAATCGTCAACTTGTGTCGCGAGCTCGTTTTTAATTTCATCAACAACTTCTTCCATAATGGAATCGTTTTCGTTAATGACTTCTTCAACAATTTTCTCAACGCGCGACTGTACCGCTGCTTCAAAAATCGTTGTTGCTTTTGTACGGAATTCTTCAGATAATGATTCGCCATTGAAAAGAGCGTCGACATCTTCAGCCATCGAACCCTTATGTTTGGCAATCATATCCATTTTCATCTTTTTCTTTGCTTCTGCCAGTTCTTCCTCTGAGAATTCAACGACTTCTTCTTCTTCCGATGCATCCTCAGCAACAACTTCAGCTGTTTCTTCAGCTTGAACTTCTTCCATTGCGTCTGTTTTAGCGGATTTAGCGTCACCCTTCGGTTCTGGCTTCGGCGCTACGCCAACGCTGGCTGCAGCCTTTTTGCCGACTTCACCACCAGCTGGATCAGCTGATGTTGATCCACCGAGATCTTCCTCTTCGCCTGGCAATTTTTTTGCTGGATCCTTCGCCGCAGATGCAAGCGATGATTTAAGGATTTCAGCAGCAGATTCTGATAATGTCTTACTCATTGGTTTAAACTCCTAAAGAAGTAAATATATTTATAAAATTTAAAGTTTTGACACGAAGTTTGAAAAGATCTTCAATGCAACTTCATCTAATTGCTTTTGCCGAGCATTTTTAATTTCTTCATAGTAACGATTAATATCAATTTCTTTGACTTTACCGTTATCCCATACCCACTCTTTACCTTCCATAATGCCCTGTACAAAAGCGCCTGGAGCGGATGGATCCGCCACGATATCTGCCGCTGTGGCTAGATAATAATCGTCTTGTACCACGTTAACACCATTGATCTCTTTAAGAGATCCCATGCCACGTGAAGAAACACCAAGAGTTGCACCACCTTCCATAAGAGACTTGGCGATTTTACCCATTGGTGTTTCAAGAATTTTTGCTTTACCGACCCATTGATTACCCTCTTGTTTTAACGAGGTAATTAGATGCGATACGCGATCGAGATTAATTGTTGGAGAATCTGGATGACCTAATTCACCAAACGCACGATTCTTAGAAACATACTCCTCATTATAACGATCAACTTCTTTCGCAAGAGTATCAGTTTTATACATACGACCATTTTTATTTTTTGTTTCGGCAACTAAAAATGGACCTTGAATGTAAAGTGTTTTCACGCCGTTTTTCTCTTCGACGATCATCTTTACTTCTTCAACTGTTTCGGTAATTAATTTCATCTATTTTAACCCTAATGACTGCCTACGACGCATTGATCTTCTTCTTTTAATTAACGCGCGAGCTTTTTTTGCCTTACGTTTAATTTTTGCTTTCCGTTGCGAGATACGACGCTTGAGTCTCTCTGCAGAGGTCATGCGTGTAACTCTTCCACCACGAATTGTATAACCTTTAACAGCAGAAAATTTCTTTCTACGCTGTACTGTCGGTTTACCACCAATAGTTCGAACACGCGCACGAATAATTTTTGTACGCCCCATTCGAATTACATTACGATTTCGTTTTACTGCTTCAATAATTACTTCTTTAATAACTTTTAAAATACTTATCATTTATTTATTTGCCGCCAATAGTGAACTGTACTCGATTTAGCGCAAAATGGGCGGCTTTCTCAAAACCTTTCGGAGTTGTAAGCATGTCAGCAAATTTCTTTTTATTCTCGTCATTAAGTGCGCCATGCACCATATGAATGGCTTTTGCTGCACCGTGACTGACTTTTAATTTGCTACCATCAGCAAATTTAAAATGTTTTGATGCAGATGTTACACCATCACCTTTTTGTGCGAATGCAGAAACTTGATCTAAGTTTTCCATAATTTCTTCTTCAGAAACGCCAACAAGTTCTTTTTCTGGACCTGCAGCCTCATATGGAATTGTAAATGATAAACCTAATTTTTCATTGTTATACAATGCTACACGCTTACCATCAGGAAAAATACGAATTCCTCTACGCTTTAAAACTAACATCATAGGAGGATCAATAATTGTCGACTCGCTAATATAATCGTCTCGCGAAATTTCATATCCATTTTGAATATTGCGACGAACTGCAGTTACAGATTGTTGTGACGCTAATGCAGCTGCAGCAGTTCCTTGATAATATCGATTTAAAACATCCCGTTGATTCCTTGGAAGTTTTGCGACATCACCAACTTTAGATTGTCGTGCGAGTGCAACTTTAAGTGCAGGAAGTTCACTGGCTTTCATTAAGCCAGCACGAACTAACTGAGCAATGCGCTGTGCGTTAGTTCTAGTTTGTCTCTGTTGGCTCTGCTGTTGCTGGGATGGCGTCGGCATCTGCTGATCCATCTGTTCCATCAACTTCGAGCGTAGTGTCTGTAACTTCATCTGTTCCTTCTGTATCTAATAAATTCGATGCGATTTCTACTTTTTTAATTTCTAATGCATCTGTAACTTTAGCAGCCATCGCATTATCGAATGCTGCTACTAAAGCCTCTCTATCACCTGCGATTGCCAAATTTACTAATTCTACGGTATCCATAATGTCTCCAATTATTTAGCCAATTGTAATTTAAATACTGAATTAATGTCATTATTCTGAGGCGCTGATTCTGCAGAACTAATCGGAGTAACATTGCTCGGATTAGATTCATTCTCAGCAATTTCTGGTTGCTCTGATTTTTCTTGCTCAATTTGTTGTAAGACTTCTTGAGTTTCTTCTTCATTCATATTTAAAACGTTCCTACGAATCCAACTCTTCGAGAAATATGTTCCCACATATGGATCGATTTGTGTCATAATTTGTAATCTTGACGAGAGTAGTTCTGTATTCTTAAGTTCAGCGAAATTATTATCTTTTAAAAAGTCATAGTGAATTTTTTGTTTTAATTCGTTCCATTCATCAACAGAACAAATACCTTTAAGTGCTAATTGACGCTCCATCAATTCATCGAACATTAATGTAAATTTAGCTCGAAGTCGATCAATAAACTTCATAAATTTTAATTCATCGCGAGTAATTTCTGTTGCGCGACCTAAACTAAATCCTGTTTGTGACTCAAGTCTTGACACGGGAACATTTAATGATTTGTATAGTTTTTGTTCAAAGTAACGCACATCTGACAACTCACCAAGATTTTGACCAGCAGGAAGTGTCGTAATTTCTGTTGACTTTCCTTCACCACGACGAGGAATCCAAAAATCCTCCATCATTGACATAAATTTACGATCGTCTTTGACTTCGCCAGTTGCTGAATCATAAACAACTTTATTGCGAAATTTTGTCATAATATCGCGAAGATATTGTTCTGACTTTATTTTAGGCATATTGCCGACGTCGATATAAAATACACGACGTTCTGGTGCACGAGAAATACGATAGATAACAATCGCATCCTCAACCATTCTTAATTGATTTAGTGGTTTAATTGCTTTATGAAGATATGATAAAACCATACTTCGTTTCGGATCCATTAATCCCGAATTTACATTTACAACTGCATCAGCAGCAATTTTTACACCTGCATCTGATGGTGAAGAAACAAATGTTTGACCTGTTTGTGTTGCTTTTTCATTGTAAATATAAAAATCTCTAGATCCTGTTATAACTTCAATTCCTGTGCGAGGATCTTTTTTCTTATCGAGAATGCGAACTTTCTTCACTTTACGTGGATCTAAATAAATTAATTCGCGAATACCAATTTTAGGTTGTTTCTCATCAATTAATACTTGATAATACAGTCGACCATCAATATACCAACGACGAAATAAATCGTTACCATTGTTCGAGAAATCGAGTAAACGCAAAATCTCATAAAATTCTGCACGAATCATATCTTTAATATTATCAGGTTGATCTAAATCATCAAGAATAATTGTAATTGATTTTCCTTTCTCATCATGAATAATTGCTTCGTTGACAATATCATCAATTGCTGATTCGAGTTCTGGCTGCATTGCCATCTCACGATATCGCGTGATAAGATCATTTTCTGTTTTAAACGAGGAATCTAAATCTAGATAAGTACCGAAATATCCACCAGAGGCAATTGTCACTGCACCATCATCAGTTGTCGGTGCAGTGACTGCTGGTTGTAAATCTTCTGTCGGTTTTCCTCGGACTATTTGAAATCCGAATAAATTAATTCCTGCCATAAATTAACTCCATGATAAAATAATGATCATGATGATCAAAAAACGCTTTCGGCAGCAGCTTCCCACCATTGATATGCAAAGGTCACTGAATATTCTTCGATAGCATCATTATTACCCCAATCAAGATCGATTGGTGCAATATCATTCGGGAACATACCAATAAATTTGTATTGTTTGATTATCTTACCTGTCTTACCATAGTGTTTCACGAAGGCATCAGTGCCATAAGAAATCGGTGTTGATGCTGAAGCAGAGCGAGTGTTAAATCTATGTGCATTAATTCCATTCATCCAACGTTCGAATGCATTGCGAACGATAAAATCTTCATCATTTAATAATGTTACTGTCCAATCTGCAAAGGTACGATTTCCAGCAAACTTTACTTCACGACCGAAGTATTGAACTGGAACAATTCCTACTGTTGATCCTGGAATTTGTGCAGTCTTACATAAAAAACGCAATTTTCTCGCAGCATTTCCTGGTAAAGAAAAGGCGGGAAAATTCATCTCAACTTCGAAGAGATTAGCGCGAGCGCCATCGAATTGCATTTGAGAACGAAATTCAGATACATTAAAAGCCATTGTATTCTCCTGACTTTATTCTATTCTATTTATTAGAAGCGACCAACGATTTCGTCAAACGCTACACCACTTCGAACAGCGACAAAGTTCAATTGAATGAAGTTTACGCTTCTTGCTGGTTTAACATAGATATCGCCTATGAACTCATTGCGGTCGATAACTCCTGCTGTATTATTGCTTTCATCGCAAACAACACGGAAGTCAAAGATACCACGACGACCTTGCACATCTCTTAAGAATGGCTCTACAAGTGCTACGAACTGCGCTCTTGTAAATTCATCATTATACTCAAAGAGACTTGATCTTGCAGCGATAGAAATCGCCTTTTCCAAGACGATAAACAATCGACGAACATTAATACGATCGAATGCACTCGGGCGTCCTTGTAAAGTTTTATCTCCAAAGAGAACTGTTCCTTCTCCTGGGAATGAGACAATCGGATTTACACCACCCTTGTACAGTGTATCACGTTCTGCTTGCGTTGGATTTAATCCAAGTTTTACAAGATTTCGAATTTGACCACGATTTAAGCCAGCTGGCGAGAACCACGGATCGCGCTGCAGATCTGTTCGAACACAGAGACCAGCAACATCAGCATTACCTGGAATCCAACGATAAACATCATTGTATTTGTCATACTGATACTTCCAACCCGAATCCATTACACCATAAGAGGTGCTAGTCAATGCATTGCGATAATTAACGATCGCAGTTGCAGAGGCTTGCGCACCAACAACATTTGCATATGCAGGTGATACGAATGCAACACAATCTTTACGAGCTGTTGCAACGGATAAGTATTCATTTGCAACTGTTACGGTGTTTATCGATGCGTTTGCACCAGCGCCGCAATCTCCAGCAAAGAGCAATGAGATGTCAACTTTTTCTGTATTATTAAACAACCCAATTCCTGTTGTTATAGCTGATTGAGTTACTATTCCATCTGCTCCATTTTGAAGCGAGAATGAGGAAACAGCTGCAGGTTCAAAAAATTTACCATCTCCACTATTTTTAACAGCAGTAATCGTTTGACCATATGTATTCGCAACATTGGATCCATGCGGATGTCCAAAACAGTAAATCCACTGAGAGTTTCGATATAAAACTTCTTTATAGTAAATCGATGATCCATCGTCACCGCGAGCATCTGTTGCTTTAGATAAGTTCGGATAACGCTCAAGAACAGTATTC